GGCCGAATCTTCCAGAAGATCAGGATCGGTAATCAGGGCCATTGGCCTGTCTCCCTATTCCGCGAACCTCACTAACCGCTCATCAGCTTTCACTGTTGAGCGCGTCGAAGCGCGCAAGGATGGATTTCTTCTTCGCCGCCACCTTTGGCCGCGCCTCGCCCCCCAAGGACTTTGGATCACCTCCTTCCGGAGAGAGGGAAACGGGCCGCGCCCAGACAGGGCGGCTATCGGGATTGTTCCAGTCGATCGACTTGCGATCGGGCTGAAGCATCAGTCGTCCGGCTTCGGTGTAGCCGTAAAGGTCGAGGGTTTCGTTCGGCCCGTTGCGGACCCACTTCCCGTCGATCAGCACTTCGTTGAACAGTTCCTCGAAGGCCTTTTCGGGGGTATTGCCCGCGAAATAGCAATGGCCCGGCGAGTGGTCGTCAATCGCGAGGTCCGCGACCGCTTCTTCCTTCAGCTTGTGAACGCCGAGCACATGCAGCGTCACCACCGGCTCGCACGGGCGGCCCTCGCTGTCCTTAGAAATCTTCGTGACCGATGCGGGCAATGGCTCGGCCGTGGCGCGCGTCGCGCCCTTGATGCAGCGTACCCGGCGCCAGACGCCCCAGCGCTTGCGGTCCATGCGCCGGGCGAACTCGTAAGCCTTCCAGGTCACGTTGCCGTCCGATGCGTCGATGGTCATCACCGCCACCGGAAGCGCCTGTTCCGGATCGTCCTGAAGCGGATAAAGCCGGTCCAGTTCGGTTTCGAGCACGCTCCAGTCGTCCTGCACCTTTGCCGGCGCGATGTCGCGCCAAGTCCCGCCCGGATGCATCCGCTGGCGGATTGTCCTGCGGTCGATCAGCCATGAACGGCGCTGCGCATCCCATCCCCGAACGAGGATGTCGAACTTCCCGCCGCCAACGTCCACGGCCATGGTGAGGAACAGCACATCGGCAGGGACTTCCCCAAGACCGTAGCCGACGCGCTGCTCCTCGTCCCCCTGTTCCGCAAGCTCGCGCGTGCGGTCCTTGAGGGCGCGGGCATTGAGCCCCTTCAGGTCGCCAAGCCCTTCGAACACTTCGCCGAAGGTGCGAACCATGACCTGTTTCAGTTTGTCGGTCTTGCCGGTGCGGTCCTTGTGCTCCAGCGCGCCTTCCAGTTCGCGCGCCAGTTCGGCGAGGCCGACCTGCGGCGACAACAGGACGTGAACCCAGAAGCCCCATGTCCGGTTCTTCTCGGGCTCGCCGATGATCCCGGCCTTGATGTCGAGGTCTTGGCCGCGGTGCATGTAACTGCCTCCCTCGACCATCTTCACCCGATCATTCTCGTTCAGGATCACGCCGCAATGCGGGCACAGGATGCCGGCAGACTTTTCGGCCGTCGCCAGCCTGCGGTCGACCGGAGCGCCTTCGCCGAGCTTGTCGTAGTAGAGCCGGAAGCGGGGAACGTCCGGCCAGTATTTCGTCGGGTAGGGCGAGCCATGGCCGCCGCAATCCGGGCATTGCATCACGAAGATGCCCTGCGATGACAGTACCCACGCCGCGGATATGCCGCCCGACCAGCCCACGTCAGGGTGAGCGCAAGCGTAAATCTTGCGGTCGTTGCCCAACATGCGCTGGCGCTGGCGACCCTGCTCCAGAAAGTTTGACCGGAAATCCCGGTGATAGCTGTCCGGCTCATCGAACACGATATACGCCGCCTGGCGGTTCGTCGTCGTCTTGGCCGACATCACCATCAGTTCGATCGTCTGCGAACCGACCCGCTTGAGCGTTTTCTTGTTGTCACCCGCCCTTGTGCCGATCCGGCTTGCAATCGCCTGATGGTCTTCGAACATCGGCCCGAACACGCGGTCGGCGTAGGACCGGACTTCTTCAGGCCCGGCGAGATACCACATCACGTCCCCGCTCGGCCCGTTGTCGAGGCGCTTCAGCGCGTGGTTCTCGGCAACCACCGTGCCGCCCGTTCGTCCCGGCTTCGGGACGATGATTTCCAGAACCTCCGGGTCGTCATGGGCCTCCATGATCGGCACGAGGTAGGGCGTGAGGTCGCGCGACCAGTTGGTTTTCGTGCCGTCCGGCTTGCGAATGACCCGGTGCTTTTCCGAGTATTCGAGGGTGGCGATGGTTTCCTTTGGAACCAGTCCGTGCAGGAACTCGCGGGCGATGTCGGCGGGGGAAGGGCAGAACCTGAAGTTCGCGAGCAGTTCAGCCTGCTCTGCCAGTTCCTTCCGACTGTAAACCCTCACGGCATTCTTCCACGAATTGCGCCGCCTCCGCATGGAGGTCACTCGCGACCAGCCTGAGGTAGGCGTCGACTTCCTTGCGAACCGACGCGGGCAGGTTGCCGTTGGGATCGACGCGGGTGCGGACCCCGAGGATGCCGTTCACCGCGCGCTGGTTGTAGCCCTCGATGAAGGCCGCGACCGTTTCGTTCGGAATGAAGCGTTTCTGTTTCTCGGCGGCCGAAACCACCGTCATGGTCAGGTTGACCAGTTCCTTCGTCTCCGCAAGGCTCGGCGCCTGCTCCCCCTCGGGAAGCTGCACACCCACTGCCTTGCTGATTGCCCGGCTCTTCTTCGCCTGGCCCTCGATCCGCGTCCGGAAGTGCTTGATGAGGTAATCGACCGTGGCGCGTGGGTTGAACTCCCACTCGATGCCGTTGCCGCCGCGGATGAACGCTCCGCTCTGCTCGAAGCCCTCGATGGTGTTGCACCAGTCGCGCAGCGCCGGCCAACGCACCCGAAGCATTTCAGCCATCGGCATCGAACTGAGCATCGCGCCGCGCTTCAGTTTGGCGGCGCGCGCCTTGGCATCTTCGAGTTGCTTGAGCCGGACGTTGAGGCTGATCTGAGGGGCGGCCATCAGCGTGAAACCCCGGAAATTCCGCCTTCCTGCGGATATGGAAAACCCCGCGCGCGGCGGGGTCTGTTTGTCTTGGGGGCAAATTTGGTGATGACTGAATCTCTCATTTCATTTCCCAAGTCAACCATTCTCAATCCTGAACGCCCAGGTTGAGCCCCAATTTCTCCCGGTTGCAGTGATCCGCGAGGATCTGCGCCACCAGTCGAAGACGGGCTTCCGCCTTGTGCTTCGGGGCAGTCGAGAAGCGCCAAACTCGGCTCACCGGAAGGCCATCAAGAACCATCATTTCGAAGAATTTCAGATACATATGAGGAATGATGTTCCTTGCGCGACGGAATTGAATCCGCGCTTCCGCCTCTTCCTCGGTCATCGGTATATGCCCGGCGCCGCCCGGATTGCGCCCGCTCGTGCCGCCTCCTGAATTGTCATGGCGGCTTGTGGAAAACCTGCCCTCAAGCCCCGCCTTCTCATGCGTGAAGTCGTACCACAGGCAGGCGCGCAATTGATCGTCGGTCAGTTTCCCCTTCGCGTGCATCAGCAGGACAACGGGGTTCGATACACGCCGCACCGTTCTGATCGCTCGCGTCGTCCCCTTCGGTTGCTTCGGAACGAACGGCATCACCGCCCCTTTGGCCAGCCATTCGGGTGTTGGCTCCATCACCGATTCAACGATGTTGACGTACACGCCCTCCCTCACTTCGAGTTCGGCCGCCGCCCGCGCTATGTCCTTGCGATAATCCTCGTTGTCGCGGTCCAGCATTTCCCGCACGCGGCGACGTTCAGCGCTGGCAATGTCCCGGTGCTTCGCCAGTTTCGCCTGAGCTTCAGCCTCGGCGTCGAATTCGTCAGTGCCATCAACCATCACTTGCGCCTCCCGAATGCCTGTTCGCCCAAATTTCGCAGTTGCCGCGCCGCCGCCCAGCCAAGCCGACGCTCGGCCTCTTCCAGGCTCAGGCACACAACCCCATTTTCATGGAACGCCTTGCGGCACGCCTCGAATGCCTCCTGCGGATTAGGCTCGCGCATGGACGACGCGAACTTGCCAAGCGGAGAGCGGTAGCCCTGATTCATTCCCCGTCACCTCCCTCGAAGTTCATGCGACCGAGAGTGGCATCCAGTGCGCTGGAAGAATAACCCATCTCGCGATCTACGATCTCAGCGCGGCGCTGGCGACGGCCCTCAGCGGACCAGAGCATGAAAACCTCAGGGGGGACGCCGCGTTCAATCCTCCACCGGATCAGTCCGAAGTGTTGGCGAAGCCGGTTTTTGTCCCACTTGTACGGGACGTAGGGCTTGTCATTCAGCATGTGCCAAATGTCCGCCACGTCCTCGCCGTCGATGAACGCGATTTCCACGATCCGACCGTTACCAGAATCCACGTCGCGAACGTGCGCCCAGCGCTGCCAGCCCCTCTTCCGGGCGGCCTGGTTCCGCTCCCAGCACCAATCCAGCCATTCCTCGCGAGTACGGTAAAACCCTCGCGAGCTGACCGACGACGAACCTTCGAAATCAATTTTTGCCATAGGAGCCCTCAATCAGTTTCGTGAATGACTTGGGTTGCAGCAGGAAATCGAAGTCAGCCCGCCAGCCGCGCTCGTTGTCGCCTTGAAGGAACGGTGTGGTGGCGATGCAGCGGAATGCCCGCTTCCAGTCCTCGGGGTCGGGATGCTCGCGAAGGCGGGTACGCGCCTGTCGCCGCCTCGCCTCGCTGAGTTTCCCGCGAACGACCGGCAGGCCGTAGCGAGGGGCCATGTCGTTCCACGTCTCAACGAGATCGTCCGGCGTGAGCGGGTCGGGCTTGGCGGGCTTGGCGCCCTGAACTTCGAGTTCGAACAATTCAGGAGATGGAGGGTCGGCGTCGTTCGCCGACAATACTCCGTTAGGAGTATCTATAGATTCTCCCTGTCCCTGTCCCTGTCCCTGTCCCTGTCTCTTGGAGCCGTTGTCACGCGCGACATTTCCTTTTGTCGCATGTGACAAAGTTGTGACAAGCGGCGCGACGCGCTCCGGTTTGCCGAGCGCTTCCCACTCATCAAATGACGGAATATGCAGCTTATTATCGGTGTTCCGCTCGTTGTGCTTCCGCACGGCAGCACAGAAGGCGCGATGCCTTTGCTGCACTTTTTCATTCCACGCCCGATTTGCTTGTTCGGCGACTATTGGATGGTAAAGCCTTCCATCTTTGCACCTAATGAATCCATAAAGGGCTTCTTCCTTGTGCTTTTTCCAGGTGCGGGCGTCACGCCCGAGGCCAACCAGACGCATCAATGCAACGTCATTATCGGGCAAACTGCCGGCCGGAATTTGATGCCACGATGCCGCCCAGAGCAGCACAGCATACCACCCCGCTTCGGGGTGAACCGTGGCCGCAAAGTCGCTGTCGCGAAGTCGTGCAACATGCAGCGGCATGAACGCAAAGTCCTGCAAATCGACCTCTGCCGGAACTAATGGATCAGGGAGAGAATGGCTCACGCCTTCGCCCTCCACTTCGGACACCCGGCCTGTTCATGCTTGTCCTTGCGCACGCCGCAGCGCCCGCACTCGTCCCGATCAACGCGCAGATGCTCAGCCTCGGTAAGGCACCTCAGACGAGCCTCCACGCGCTCGCGCTGCACCTCCAGATTGCTCCCGTGGTCGCGGCCGAGCTTGCTGCCCCTGGCCGTCTCGGGATTACCCATGTGGCGCGTTCCGGCGAGCTGGTTCGCGATGCGCTTGCGCTCGGTAAACTCTGCGGCTTCAGCGGCCATCTTGGCGCGCAATTCGTCTATCCTGTCGGTCACAGCCGCCATGCCTCCATCACGATTTTTCGAACGGTGTGGCCGAACGCGGTGAGGTATGGCCCCCCGCATCCGACCAGGCCCATGCATTGAAATGGGCGCGCGTATTCGCGCTTGACGCGCCAGCCCTCGGGGGTTTCCCAAGCCTCTTGCAGGACGGCGATGTGCTCTTCCAGCATGTGCGCCGCGAACCGTTTGGGGCAGGGGAGTTCGACCTTCATGTGGGCGAAGAAGTCCATCGCCGCGCGGTCGGCGGCGGATGAAACCGCCCATGACCGCTCGGCGGCGCGAATGTCCTCCTGGAGCATCACAGCAGCCCTCCAGCCTTGGCCGCGCTGATTGCGGCCCATTGCTCGGCGTATGCGGGATAGTCGCCGGGGCGCTCCATTTGCTCGCGGCAGGGGGCAATCCAGCGGTAGCGGGTGTCCGTCTGACCATGTAGCCAGACCAGCCAGCAATAGCTTGTGGCGGTGGCGGCCTTGCGCGGCTCGCCCTTCTCATCGAGATTAAACGGATCCGGAGCGCCGACCTGGACGCAACGCCCGCGGAACATACCAACCCGCTCAGAGAACTGGAGGACATAGGCGGGAGGCGTGACCGAGAAGAGCGACATGTAACGCTCCTGCCCCTCCGTGAAGGCCGATCGGACCAACATCGCCACGCCCACGGTCGCAACCTTCAGCGCCTTCTCGATGAACTGGTTGGCAAGCTGGAAGGGTGGATTCGTAACTACGAACTCGACATCATCCCAGCGCGCGGTCTGCATCAGGAAGTCCGCAATGGCGTGGTCATCGCTGTACCGGAAGATGTCGGTCGCGCGGACCTTGGCGAAGTATTCCGCGAGCGGTCGCGCCATGAAGCCTTCGCCGCAGGCCGGTTCCCAGACGTTCTGGGCCCACAATTCGAAGCCTTCGCCCTTCAGAAACTCGCACAGGGCGCGTGTCGACCAAGCGGGAGTTGGATAGTAATCGAGGCTGTCGTGCGGCTCGACGCGGCGCTGCATGACTGCGGTCGAGGTGTTCTGGCCGCTCATGCTGCATCGCCTTCGCGATGAATGCGCTCGACCCAATCAATCCGCGTCCCGATCCAGCGCATGACGTTGACCGCCATCGAGTTGCCTATGGCCTTGTAGCGCGGGCCGTCAGCGGCGGGCTTGCCGCGATGGGTTACGGCGGTCCAATCGTCGGGGAAGCCTTGCAGGCGTTCGCACTCGCGCGGGGTCAGGCGGCGGACGGCCCAATTTGAAGCCACGTAGGTTTGCTGCTTCATGCCGGGCTCTGCGGCCAACGCTCCCGCTATGGAGCCGTCGCCGTTGAACAGTCGAACTTCATCACGGGTGTTCTGGGCAAAAGCGACGGGTCCAGCGACGTAGCTCTTGCTTGACCCGCCTGAAGCGGCGCGAATGTTGGCGGTCTGATGCGGCCCCTCAAACTGCGCGCCACCTTCTCGGCCTCGCATGTCGAAGGCGACGGCTTGAACCTCTGCCCTCGCTTCCAGTGTGTAAGCGTGGCCTTCCTGCACTCCGACGCCATCAGGGCCGCTGGAGGGGTTTTCGCGGGTAGCACCGGCCTGGATTGCGATGGCAACCTGCCCGCCGCCATTCGCGTGGCTTCCGTCATGCCCCATGCTGCGAAGCGTCGGAGCTATATCTCCAGCATCTGCGCCATGATCCTTCGACGAAAACGCTATGATATGGCTGTTCTGATCGGTTCCGGTGTCAAGCGCGCCAGTAATGTCGCCGGTTTCCCACGCGCCGCTGTTGCCGCTGGTCTGGTAGGCGACAGGCGAGACAATGAAATCCCCTCCCTGATTACCGCCCACCGGGCCACCCGCCATGATCGGCTGTGCCACATCAGTTTCGCGCGCTTTGTAATCCTTGCCACTGTTAATCGGCATGATGGAATACGGCGTTTGCACCGGCACAATCGGCGTCCCGCGCCCTGTACCGTCCTCGCTCGCATCGAAGCCATCTGCCTTCAGTGTGTGAGCTACATCGAAGACGGCTCCTGTGGTAGGAATCAGCGTCTCGGACTCGGCGTCCTGACGCCCCATCGCTCCCGCGTTGAGGCACATCGACACGGGAGGTAACGAACAATACCCCCCCCCGTTGATATGCTGATCTTCAAGCCCGAGCTTGTCGCCGAAGGCGGCGTTGAGGGTTGGGGCGACTTCGGCGGTGTGGATCAGGCCTCCGTCGAGGTCGAAGTCAGTACCAAGTCCGCCACCGCCTTTAGTGCGAGCGCTAATTGTTGGGGCAATTCCTTGCCCCGCTTCGCGGCGCGGCGCAGGATGCCCAAGCAGGCTTTCGCGCTCAAATAGTACCGGGACGGCACGGGCGTCGTCTCCAAGATGTCCGACAAAGAACACACGGCGTCGCCGCTGGGGGACGGCCCGGCTGAACCCGTCCACTCGGACAAACTGAGCGTCGAGCACCCGGTAGCATCCACGATACCCGAGTTTCCCCACGATCCCGAGGAAGGTTCCCATCGTCCGTCCTCCGTCATCCGACAGGACGCCGGGGACGTTCTCCCAACAAAGCCAGCGGGGGCGAAGTCGTCCAGCCAGCGCCAGGAACTCAAGCGTGAGGTTGCCGCGCGGGTCATCCAGTCCGAGGCGCTTTCCTGCGACGCTGAACGACTGGCAGGGGGTTCCGCCGACAAGAAGGTCAATTGGCCCAACGTGATGTTCCTCTATTTTTGTGAAGTCGCCAAACAGCGGCAGGACGTTGGATTGCGGGGAATAGCGGTGATCCCATTCGACAGGGATCGCGCCGAACTGTTCCTGCAACACCGCGCGCGGGAATGCTTCGATTTCGGAAAAGCCTGCGGGCGTCCATCCGAGCGGATGCCAAGCGACCGAGCAGGCTTCGATGCCTGAGCACACACTGAGGTAGCGCATCACTTCGCCCCCCAGAGCACCGGGCGCAGGACTTCCTGCTGCCGCCACGGAGGGGTGATGCCATCGAGGTGGAGCGAGTAGTCGAGCAGTCCTAGCGCATCTGCCTCATCGGAGTTCTTTGGCTTCCACCCGTATTGGCGACAGCGTTCGAGCGCGTAATCCTTCCACTGCTTCGACTTCGTTCCACGGGGCATCGCGCCGACAAAATGCTTGCGCCACGATGACACGTTTACGGCCATCACGATCCGGCATCCGGTGGCGTAGCCAAAACTCTGAGCATGAGCGCACAGACCGGATAGGACGCGCAATGTGTCGATGTTGGTGTGACCCGTCAGTTGGGCCGGATTGATTGCTTCTTCGTAATACAGGCGATCGAACGCCGCGATTGTCCGCAACTCAGAGAGTAATTGGTGCAGTTTCGCAAATACCTGGCCATCGCTCGTATATTCACTGCCCAGCATGACGTGCCCGTAGATGGGCTTCTCAGCGCCATCCTCGTACACGGCCCAGCCGCATGAACGCTTAGAGAGGTCGAGGGCGCAAGTGCTCATGCGGCCCTCCCGTGATTGGGATGAAAGCCGTACAGCCTTTCCCCGGCCAACCTCGCAGCCACCGCATCATCAAAATTTGAAAAGCAGCCTAGACCAATGGTCTTCCGATCAACCCTGATTGACGCCTGCCAGCAGCTATTGTCTTTCCGCCAATATACGCCTGTGCGACCCGACGAGTTGTCGCGTCTGCGCTTAGCATTTCGCGCGTTGCCATCAGCATCAACGCACCGCAAATTGCAGAAACGATTGTCATCCCTTCGACCATTGATGTGGTCAATCGAATGTTCGGGCCACTTTCCGGTCTGAATGACCCAAGCAATCCGATGAGCGAAGTACGCCCTGCCGAAGATCGCGCCAGTCAAATATCCTGAATGTGAGCGATGGGCGAGAGCCTCCGAACCGCCATAGCGCGAATTGAAGCGACCAGCCTCTATTTCACGCCCATTCCGACCGGGTTTTACCAGATCAGGCCCACGCTCCAGCCAGAACAATTTACCTGTTTCCGGCTCGTATCGGAGCAGTTTCCGCAAAAGCTGCGGATCAATCTCGCGCGTCATTTTTACCTCACCTGGACTGAATTAATCCTCGCCCCGGAAGCCGAAGCCTCCGGGGTCTGGGGAACTCAGTCTTCAGTATCCGCAGCATCGTCGCCGGCAGCGTCCGCAAGGTCGGTTTCGGTTCCATCGCTGGGCACGCCCATCGGGAGGGTGACGAGCTTCGGGCGCTGACGCTCGGATGCGACCGGAATTACGGCGGTTTCATCAACGCCGTTGGCCTTGTCGACCAGATCAGCTTCGATGATCCCGATGCCGAGTTCCTTGAGCAGGCCATTGAGCGCACGGAGTTCAACATCGCGCTTGGCATCTTCGGTTTCAGCCAGCTTGAAGGCGTATTTCGCCACGCTCGGCGGAATGTTGCAGTGCTTCTTGATCGCCTTGTAGGCGGTCGAAACTTCTTGCGAATGCTCGCCCACCTTGGAGACGGCGGGCTTGATGTCGTGGCGGTACAGCTTGACCGCCTGGGAGAAGTCCATCGACTTCAGTTCTTCAGCGGCATCTTCCTTTGGCTTTCGTGCAGTTCTGGCCATGATCGGCCTCCTTTCGTGTTGTGGTTGGGTGGAGCGGAATTACGCCGCGCTGTTTGGTGTGGGTCGGAGAGGAACCCCAGCATCCGGGCGGCGCGCAAAGACCCGGATCAGAGCCTCATTCCGCTGGTTGCGTTGCCACCCCCAACGCCGGATTCTTCTTGGCTTCGCGGCTTTCAAGCACGCCAGCGACCACGGTTTCGCGCGGCGGAATGGCGGTGCGGGCAAGTTCGCCGCGCGTCTTGGCTTCGGCGTTTGCGGCTTCGGCATCGCGCTTGGCGCGACGCTCCGCACCACGACGCAGATTGGCCTCCTTGGCGGCGGTCAGGGCGCGTTGGCGCTGGGCCTCGACGCGCTTGTTTTTCTCGCGCTCGAAGGCGAGTTCAGCGCAGACATCGAGATAGGCGGCGTTGCGCTCGGAATAGGCTTCGTTCAGGTCGCGATTGACCGCCTTGTAGGTATTCAACTGGAACTCGGCCTTGCCTCGCTCGCTGCGGTAGAAAAGCGCGACGGCGGCGGCGAGCGGCAGAGCTGCTGCGCTGATTTCGATGATACCCATGAATACCCCCTCAAATCGGCGAGCGATCCCGCACCCGCCGTTGACTTCAGATGTCGGCCGCAGACGCGAGAGAAGGGGAGGCGGGGGCGACCACGCCCGGCTCCCTGTGGGAAGGTTGAGCCGGTACGGGAGCGAACACGTCCGGACGCCATTCATGAGCGGGAATGCCCGTCACTTCAGACGCCTTCGGAACCAGCTCCGCAGGCAGTTTCGAGCCCTTGCGGACCCAATTGGAAATGTTCTGCTGCTTCGTCCCGATGGCGGCAGCGAACTTGCTCTGGTTGCCCTCGAAGGGCGGCGCGGCCAGCGCGCGTTGGAGTGGTGTAGCCATGATGGGACACTAGCTACAACCGAGTTGTTGCCAATACAACCCCATTGTAAAAGATTGCCCGAACTTTCTGCTGTAAACGAACGGACCATGAAGATGCCGGATGGAGCCGAAGAGACCGGGCTGTGGGTCAAGCGTGAGCGGGATCGCCGCGGATTGAGCGCGCGCGAACTCGCCGATCGCATCAACGGACTTTGCCGGGAAACCGGCGACCCAACCGTTGTAAGCCAGCAGGTCGTCTCGAAATTTGAGCAGGGCAAGACGAAGAAACTGCCCGCCTGGACCCGCTTTGTCATACCTGCGCTCGAAGCATGGGGAGGCGAAAGCCACGAAGACCCGCACCTGTCGACTGCTCTCGCCGATGATGTGGTGAGCATCCGCCTGCTTCCGAACTTCGCCGGCATGGGCGGTGGCGGCAGCGACGATGGCGAAGAAGGTGTGGTGGTATTTTTGCGCCACCTGATCGAACGCGAGCTTGGCGCGACGCCCTCGGCATTGCTGGCGATGCTGGCTGAGGGCAACTCGATGGAGCCGGATTTTCGTGGCGGCGATCAGATACTTGTCGATACCCGGCGCAAGTCGCTGGCCC